TCAACCCTGCGGAGCGTTCTCCCCGGAATCCGGACCGGATTTGTCCCCGGAATTCCGCTTCGTGGCATACTCCTGCAAAATGTAGGTCGTGAAGATCGGGAAAAACATCATCCCCAGCGAAGGCAGCAGCACGCAGACCACCTTGCCGACAGCCGTCACAGGAAAGATCGCGGCACCGACCGTCGTGACGTTCATCCACGCCCACCACAGGGCATTCCCGAAACCGTGGAGCTTCGGATTCACGAAGACTTCGTAGTCGTAGAACACCAGCGCCGAAAGATAGGTGAAGACCACCACGGTAAAGAGATAGGCCGTGAACAGCCACCGCATCCGGCGCCCCCGGGCCATCCATTGCACGATGACGAACATCGCAAGAAAGGCCCGCAACATCGGAACAAGCCCGACGAGAATCCCCCAGTCATGAGTCATGCGGACCCCGGACCAGGCGAGCAAATTCAGATAGGGCACCGAAATCAGCAGATAGAACAGATGCCGGACGAAAAAACGACCCCGCCGCTCCGAAAGCCACAACCGCACGAAAAAATCGCACAGGAATACTACACAGACCAGAAACTGAATCGTCAGGTAGCTCGGCGTAAGAAGCGCATGGTCGCCGGCAAGGATCTCCCACGACAGAGCCACGAGCAGCGTCGCTCCGGCGGCAAGTTTCAGGACGCCCAGCGTATCGACGAGTTTCGGGCGCACGGTTGCAGACAGGATCATCGGATTTTGTTTTCACGCACCGGGCTCAAAATCAATGCCAACAGCTGTCACCGGAAGTTTTTTGCGTGTTTTTTCGTCCGAAGATTTTGCAGGTTCGGATTTTTCTATTACCTTTGCACTCGCTTTCAGCAATGGCGGGATAGCTCAGCTGGTTAGAGCGCATGATTCATAATCATGAGGTCGAGAGTTCAAGTCTCTCTCCCGCTACCAATTAAAAGCCAAGCACTTACAGCAATGTGAGTGCTTTTCTTTTCTCCATATCTTGCTTTTCTTCTCCAAATTTACCACCTTTATAACGCATTGTGGCGGCATTGTGTCGCATTGTCATTACTGCCCCACTTGCAAAAAACTTGCACAAAAATGGCCTCCATCTCCTTAAAACTCGACCGCCGGCGGGCTAACGTTCGCGGACTATACCCGATCCAGTTCCTCCTCTCCTCGAAAGGGAAGGTTACAACCATCGGCACCGGCATCAATATCCTGCCCGAACACTGGAACGGAGAGGTCAACAAGGCCGTCGTCCCGAAGTGCCCGAATGCCCGCGCGATCAATGAAAACATCGAGACGCTCTTCTTCCGATATACGAACACACTCCGGGAACTGGACAACAGCGGAAAGTTGGCCGGGAAAAGCGTCTCCGAAATCAAAGCGCTGTTGACCGCAGTCAAAACGACGTCGAACAAGGAGAGCCTCTCCGACTATTTCCACCGATACGCCGACTCGAGGCGCACCGAGAACAGCCGACTGGCCTGCCTATATACCCTCAAAACGATCGAGGCGTTCGACAAGTCGGACCCATCGTTCGAAGCGATCACCGTCATCTGGTTGAAGGCATTCGATGCCTATCTCGAAAAGCAGGGTACCAGCATCAACACCAGGGCCCTGCATTTTCGGAATCTCCGGGCGGTCTTCAACAGCGCCATCAATGAGGATCTGATCGGGCTCGAACACTACCCTTTCCGGAAATTCAAGATCGCCTCCTCCCGCAAAGACAAGGAGGCGCTCACGGAGGAGCAGTTCCAGCGGCTGCTCGCCTACGAGACACCCTACCCTTTCCGCCGGACGGCCCGGGATCTCTTCCTGCTGTCGTTCTACATGTGCGGCATGAACCTGGTGGACCTGTTCCACCTCGACCGGCTGCGCGACGGCCGGGCCCACTTCGTGCGAACGAAGACATCGGGCAAGAACATCAACCCGGTGTCGATCCTCGTCCAGCCGGAGGCGGCCGAGATCATCGCCCGGTACGCCGGCACGGATCATGTTCTCCGCTTCGCCGAGGAGCCTGCGACCTACCAGACCTTCAACAACCGGATCCAGAAAGCGATTCGCGCAATAGCCCAAGAGTTGAACATCGAGGGGCTGACCTTCTACTGGGCGCGCTACACCTGGGCGACGCTGGCCGACAAAATCGGGATCTCGGAGAAGGAGATCAGCAAGGGGCTGGGGCACGTCGACACCTCGATCGCCGGGAAGTTCTACATCTCCTACGACTGGACGAAGGTCGACCGGGCAAACCGGGCGGTGATCGACTACCTGAACTCTTTTCAATCAAAAGAATAGATTTTTTTCCATTATATTTTGCGGATAATAGAAATTCTTCTATCTTTGCATTGTCAAACAAATACTGCAATGAAATCGAGTGAGCTACAAAAGTTGATTCTCGCAAACGGATGGAGGATCGTGCGACAAAACGGGAGCCACGTGATTTATGAGAAAAACGGAGTCAGGTACCCTGTTCCGTTTCACGGAGGCAAAGAGGTGGGTACCGGACTTGAAAAGAAAATCAAACGGGAGATGGGGCTGAAATAGGCCCCTCCCGAAAAAACCCGAGGGGGGGGGCCGAAACCGGGAGAAAGGAGTATAAGATGAAACAGATTACAGCTATTATCGAAAAGAACAGCGACGGCGGATTCAGCGCCTATTGCACCGACGAGATGTTCTCCGGCATGGGAGATACGGCAGAAGCTGCCAAAGAGGACTTGAAACAATCCATCCGGCATTTTGTCGAATCGAGCCGCGAAGACGGCTACCAATACCCGGAATGGCTCGACGGGGAGTACGAGATCGTATATAAATTCGACACGCAATCGCTTCTTCAATACTACGCCGGGATCATCACCCCGGCCGCTTTGGGGAGGTTGTCAGGAATCAATCCCAAACAACTCTGGAGCTATGCACACGGGAAATCCAAACCCCGGGAGGCCCAAGTGAAACGAATCGAGGAGGCGTTGCACCGTTTGGGATCAGAATTATCCTCTCTCTCTTTGTAGTATTTGTTTGACAGCTCATCTATAAAGAGAGCGCCCCGGCCCCGCGAAGGTCGGGGCTTTTATTTGCGCCACAGCGCCATGCAGGCCTCGACCTGGCCGAAGGCGCTTTTTTGGCGGGAATCGTATCCCGCCGAGGCCGACACGCTGAATCGGCCGAAGGTTCGCTGGGCATAGGCTCCGACCCACACCCCACTGCCGTCCGAGGTCATCCAGGCACCCAGCGCGGGGCCCAGTTCCCAGGCGTAAGGTTCGCGGACGAGCTGCACCCGCTCGATCGTCTTGTTGTAGGTCTCGAAGTAGTCAAGCCGGGGCCCCAGCGGTCCCACAACAGGCCCGGCAACCCGTGCGTAATAGGTCGAGTCGCGGTACTCCAGCGTGCGCTCCGTGACCGTTATCTGCACACTGTCACCCACGACGACCGTCCGGTCCACCGTGTCAGCCGGAGCGAACAGCATCCGAGGCACGTTCACCGTCACCGGACGCTCCGTCACCGCGAACGGCTGCGGACGTTCGTAGAACACCGTCTCAATCCGCACCCGCTCGACGATCTCCGGCCGGGAGACGTATCGCCCCAGCCACCACCCTCCGAGGAAGGTGGCGGCCAGGGCGACGATATACCACAACCTCGTTTTCATATCTTCCCGAAATAGCGCAGGAAAGCGAGGTATTTTCGCGTTTCGATATACCCGACGGCATCTTCTCCATCCCTCGCCTCCTGCTCAAACATCGAGTTCGAATAGGCCATGTCGAACGCCTCCCGCCATCCGTGGGTGCACAGACGGACCGACCACGTGAATGCCGCTTCAAGGAAGTAGAGCACGTAGTACATGACCGGAACCGGAACGAACCACCAGCCGCCCCCGAAGATGATTTGCAGGACCAGCGCGACGAGGAATGACAGCATCGTTACCTCTCCGTACTGCTCGGCATGAATGCTTTCGTGCCGCTTAATCCGAAACGACAGCGGCTCCGAGTACTTGGTGCATATATATCCGAACAGCATGGCCGTGGAGTAACCCGACCAAAGCAGACACTTTGCCAGTCTGTTGTCGTAGTAGATCCGTCTCATGTCAGCTTTGGGTTTGGTGGTAGTCGATGCAGGCCATGATCGCCTCGACGTGCATCGCGGCGATCCGCTCGCGGCCCTCCTCCGAGAGCAGGAACCGGCAGTCGCGTTCGGTGTCCATGAAGAAGTTCTCGGTCAGCACCGCCGGGCACTTCGTGTCGCGCAGGATCGCGAAGTTGCTGTCCCAATCGGGATCCGCAGGGTCGGTGCTACCCTTCCGGATCTTCCACTCCTTGCCGAACGCCGCCTCGGCCTTCTCGTAGAAGATGGCCGAATAGCGATCCGACATCGAATCGCCCAGGTAGGTGTGAGCCTCCCAGCCGGTGCCGCCTCCGGCGTTGGCATGGACCGACACCAGCAGGCAGTTCTCCTTCCCGGCGACGTTGCAGATGTCGTTCACCCGGTTGGCACGGACGTACAGCGGCACATCCCGGAGCTCCGGGACGATGATCTCCGCCACGACGCCCCGGGCGTGCAGCCGATCGAAGACCCGGCGCACGATGTCGCGGGCGAATTCATACTCACGCAGGCACGATCCGTCCGGCCACTCGGGCGAGCACTTGCCGGGCGTCTCCTCGCCGTGTCCGTTGTCCAGGAGGATCTTCAGCATGACGGCTCCTCCTCTTCGGTTTCGCGGTCATACCACGCCCTGGCGGCAATGCCGGCCACGAAGCCGACCCCGGCGGAGATCGTCGAGGCGATGCGGATGCCGTCCGGCAGCAGGTTGAACGCCACGATCAGCGCCACCGCTACGGCCACGCCGATCAAAATCCATTTCACTGTCTTTGTCATAGTCTGATGTTTTATTGGGTTGGTTCTTTGGTTTTCTTCGACGCCTCGGCCCGCACGCGGTCGAGCTGCTGGATGAACTCGATCACCTCCTTCATGTCCTGCGTCTTGGCCAGTCCCGCCACGATGTCCGTCACCTTGGCCGCCGAGGAACGCACGGCCCGGAGGTTCTCGCGCACGCTCCACGCCTCGATGCCGACCGCGATCACGGCGGCAGCTCCCGAAGCATAAGGCATCGAGTAGAGGCCGAACAGCAGCCCCAGCACGTCGATGCACATGAAGAGGGCCGTGACCTTGCCGTAGTCACCGAACTTGGTGAAGGTGCGGCGCAGGCCGTGCGAATCGATCGGCTGATGCAGGGCTTTGGCTTTGCGGATCCCGGCGCGCATGTCGATCATGACGGCCACGAGCATCACCGACCAGATGATGATCTCCAACAGGGCGGCCCGCCGCAGGACGATGGCTTCGAGCCCGAACGTATCGAGGAGGATGTCGAACATATCGCTACACAATCAGGATTGCAACCAGGAACGGGAGCCACACGACGACGCCTCCGCAGAGGGTGGCCACAATATCGCGGAGATCCGCCTTGGCGTCGGCCTTCTCCTTGCCGACGGCCGCCGCAATCACCGCTACGACCGAGGCCGTCAGCGCCAGCCACTGGGGAACGAACCACACCAGCGCCAGCAGAACGACAGCCGCAATGTCCGCCCCCAGCGCCTGGTGCTTGTACTTGTCGGCTGGGATTCGGTTCATCCAGCCGACGATCTTGTCGAGTATCCGTTTCATACCATTCCAAGTTTCTGTTTCACCTTTGCCTTGCACGCCTCGCAGTAGTGGAAATACTGCTCGAACTCCTCCGGCTTGGTATCCCGCTGGCGGAGGATAGCCAGTTCGTCATCGGCCGAGTAGCGTTCGCGGATCAAGGCGACGACCTGATCCTCGTAGGACGATTCCGGCTCCGGGATTGGGTCCGGCTCCGGAGTTGGAGGAACATCTTCGTATTCGTATTCGATCGCTCCGTTTCGGTAGTACATCACCGGCAATTTGCCTTCAATCTGTTCGGGCTCGGGGATAGAGTCAATTTGAATCCATCCCTCTTTTTCGTCATTGAGGTAATAGATCGCTATTACCTTACTATCAGAGTCTATCTTAATCTGTAACATAAAGAGAAACGTCTTCAATTCATTAGTGTCCGGTAAAAAATCGCAAAAGTTCTTTGAAAATATTGAAGTATAGGTAATTACAAGGATGGGACGAGTGCGCCGATTTGAATTTATCTTTGCCAGACTATCGTAGAATGGCACATGAATAAAGGAAAATACGTGTTCTCACAGCTTTTAGATTTCCTTGATAAGGATGTATTTTTAAGAATATCAAACAAATACAATGGAAATCGGTATGTCAAGTCTTTCACCTGCTGGAATCAGCTGGCAGTCATGATGTTCGGGCAGCTGTCCAACCGTGAGAGCCTCAGAGACTTAGTTCTTGCGACACAGGCGCACGCAAACAAGGCTTTTCATCTTGGCTTCGGGAAATACGCCTCTAAAAGCACTCTTGCAGATGCCAACACCAAACGCGATTATCGTATCTTCGAGGAGTTCGCCTACAGAGTTATGGCAGAAGCCCAGAAGTGTCGGGCGGTCGAGATATTCAAGCTCGGAGGAAAGGTGTATGCCTTTGACTCCACTACGATTGACCTGTGTCTAAGCGTCTTTGAGTGGGCTTTGTTCCGGAAGAAGAAAGGAGGAGTCAAGATACATACACTTTATGATATTGAGACCCAGATACCGACGTTCTTCCATATCACGCCCGCCAGGCTGCATGATACAAAAGCGATGGATGCCATTCCATACGAGGAGAACTCGTTCTACATCTTCGACCGCGCATACAATGACTTCGGAAGGCTCTTCACCATAAACAGTGTCGGGGCATACTTCGTGGTCAGGGGCAAGAAGAACAACGACTTCAGGCCGATGAGGTGGAAGCGCAGGCTGCCGTCCGGTGTGCTCTCCGATGCCATAGGATACATGGACGGACAGCTGACAATGAGCAAATATCCGGAGAAGATAAGGCGAATCATCTACCTTGACTCCGAATCGGACAGGAAGTTCATCTTCTTTACCAATGCCCTGGACATCAACTCATTGAAAGTGGCGGAACTGTATCACAACAGATGGCAGATAGAGCTGTTCTTCAAGTGGCTGAAGCAGCATCTGAAGATTAAAAAATTCTGGGGCGAGACCGAGAATGCCGTAAGAATCCAAATTTACACAGCCATAACCACCTATTGTATGATAGCGATTGTGCAGAAAAAGATGAGTATCGAACGGTCAATCTACGAGATGCTCCAACTTGTAAGCATCTCACTTACAGAAACTATCTGCCTAAAAGACCTCTTTGCAAAACCTAACTGCAATATTGTCAATGAACTGGATGGTTCTACCGAACCTACTTTGTTTTAATTGTTAAACTTTTTAATAACTAGTCCGAAATTTTACCGGACACGAGTGTCTTCAATTATTAAATGATTATACATATCTACCATATATACTTGCTTCTCATATAAAGAAGTTTTACGAACAGATAAAACACCTCCATCGCCAATTACAAAATCAATGAACTGCTGTCTATTTACAGAATTAGTAATATCATAAGGATATGTGAAAACAAGTTTACCTTGTGGAGAATATACTATAGTGTATTTATTGGTATTAAAAGCTACATTGCAATCACTACTTGGATAAGGTGAGAACAAACACCCTTTTTGATTATTATCGCCACTTATAGCAATATTGCCTTTAATAATATTTCCATTTTTAAAAATATAATAATGAGTATTATCACCCATTTCGATAGGGAAACTTAAAGGCTCAAAAGAGAAATCAGACAAATTAACTTTATACCCATCTACTGTAAAAGCCGTACCTTCTGTATATCTAATAAATCCATGCTCGTTCTCTATCGTCTGTAACAGCTCGCCATCTTTGCTGTACACATACACATTAGACAACTGGTAACGATGGAAATAATACACCTTTTCATCAATAGCATATACACTCCCATAATATTGAAGACCACTGGGATTTTCAAGGTATTTGCCTTCACCAGTATCTTCATTGTACATATAAACTAATGTAGAAATATTACAGGCTGCAAAAAATACATTATTCCCAATTTTACAGCATAAGTTTCTATCATGGCCAGATTCTGTTCGATTAAAATAATTAGATAAATTAAGATCATAAATTTTCTGAAGAGTAAGGCTTAATTTAACTACGTGACCCTGACATAATACATAATATCCGGAATCATCAAATCTATATACAGCATAGCAATTATATCCTACGAGAGGGTATAAATCTATAATCTGACGCATAGGATAGCCCATTCCTATATTTGCCCGGGCTTGTTTTTGTTGCTCCTCCGTGAGGGTCTGCGGCGAGAAGAGAACCGCATCGCCCACATCGGCACGATTCTCGGAAACGACATACTGCCCCAACGCCTCATTCCACGTCGCCCAATACTTTGCCCCCTCCACCTCGACAATCTTCGGAGGATTGTCGGCCAGCGTCCGAACCCGGGCGGCTTCGTCCTCCGCTTTTCGGGTCGCCTCCTCACTGTTCCGGATCGCCTCGGCGGTGTTCTCCTCACGTTTCGTCTCCGCCGCCTGGCGTCCCGCCTCGGCCGTCTGACGGGCCGACTCATTCGTCACCCGCGTCTGCTCGGCCAGGGTCCGCTGCTGTTCTGCCGCGACGCGCCCCTGCTCGGCCGTAGCTCGGGCCTGTTCCGACGCCTCCCGGCCCTGCTCGGCCTGCTTGCGGAGCCGCTCGGCCTGCTCCATCACGGCCTCTGTCTCCTTGAGCTGCTCGACCATCGCCAGCGCAGCCCCGGCCGCCTGGACAGGCGCCTCGGCATACTCCTCCTCGGTCAACTCCGAATCGGGATTGTACTTCTTGAAAAGCTCATAAGCCGAAGCTCCCGGCACCCCTGCTTCAAAATTGGAAGTGCCCAAATCCAACGACTCGATTTCAAGACCCGGATATTCGGCCGAACCGCTCTCCGCTTCCTCGCAAGACCGAGCGACCAGGCAGAAGGCATCGCACCGGTCGACGACCGTCTGCCCTTCCTTCCCCAGGTTCTCCCACATGGTCACTGTGTATGGGCCGACATAACGCTGGTCCGATCCCTCGAATACGAACTCTGCCACGTTCCCGTCAGCTACGAACGACAGCGTCGTCCGCACCCGGTTTCCGGACGAGATTTCGAGCGTGAGATCACGCCCTGCCAGTGTTTCGGGTTCTCCGCCCGTCAGGATCGACCAACGGATCTTCAATGTCTTGCCTATGCGTTTCTTTTCCATACTATTTAGTCTGCAGCTTGAACAATCGTGATCGAGCGAGTCAGCAACTCGTCCTCCCGGATTCCTATGACAACCGGATCATACGTTATCTGTTGCCCCGACGTATTGGCCGGCACAACCACCTCTGCTCTATATATATAGCCAGACGGTTCTACCGAAACTACCAAACGTGCGTCTTTTGAAACGACATAAGGAGTCCCTCCGGTGACCACGTCTATCGGTTCCATTCTGCCTGCCGCCGGCGAATTCAACGAGATGTCTCCATCTTCATAATCGAGATAAAGTCCATATTTTTTGATATCTCGAGGTCTTAAGCCCAGCAATTCGGAGCCGTTCATGATATACAGACAATCGCCGCACACCGCCGCATCCACGTCCGTGTCGAACAACAGATCATCCTGCCGCCCGGTCCTCGCGTCATAATAGGTTACGACCCTCTGATTGACGGCATCCATGTATATGAACGCGACAATTGCGCAATTTCCGACGACCCGCTGGCCAAATGACGACAAGACGCGGGGAACAGAGATTCTCTCAATCACTGTCGGAGCATCGAAGAGCTTCCCGGACCTCCGCCGAACCGAATACCGGACCTTGGGGATCGTCATTTCATCAATAGCCACCACCAGCGAGTCCGACACGAATGCCACCAGGAGATCCGACGCTTCGATCTTCTCCGAGGAATGCAACTCATAGTTGTGCCACCAGGTCGAGCCATCGGAACATGTCAGCACGTAGCCGTTCGACATGAGCATCATATTGGTTGCCACTATCGACAGATCAGTCCGGGACAATATTTCCATATCGTCCGACATAAGCACAATGGCCGTCTTCTCATATATATTCTTGACCATAGATACCCACACCCGCCGATCGGCATCGTACAATGCCGTTGTTATATCGAATTCAATCTGGCCTATCTGATCTTCCGGCAACTCCGACGAATCAATACTCGAAAGAATATTTCCGGCATTGTCTACGGCATAGACAATACCATCGGACATTTGAATGACGACAGCCCCAAGTCCCTTTCGCACCTGAACACCTTTCCCATACAATGATATATCACGAATCTCATTCGTGTCAATATCGAGAATAACCACCCGACATATATCATCTCCAACAACAAGGAACAGGGATCGGTATAACGAGCACGACAATCGCACAGATTCAGAGAACGACCGAATCAATTTAAGTTCCGACCCAATGAGCGAGACGCTCCGTCGTAATTCTCGAAGTTGTACGCTGTACACCTGCCGAGACGCATGCAGTTCCAGCGAATTGACATAATATTCTGCCCCTGTAAATCGGTCATCAACAAAAATCGAGTTCATATCTACCGGCCCTCGACATCTCAATTCTCCATCCAATTGCCTTACGACCGTTGACCGCAATTTCACGACCGTCTCTCCAACCACGTGCAACAGATCACCTCGTTCTCGGGCAGACAACCATGATACCACTGCCGATCCGTCGGAATTAAGAATCGGGCAAGTCAGAAAAGCTTCCATATTCGCATAATAGCCGGCATCCCTGATCGGCACATCGACACGACACTCATCGGCCCTGTTCTTCGAAACAGGCATTGTTACAGAAATAGAATCCGACCGTTCATTATCAGTCCCAGCCCCTATTGAAATATCGGATATTGCAAAAAATCCGGTTGGCGTAAAACCGTCCCCATTGTAAGCATATATTCGTAATGAAAGGTCGTATTTCTCCAACCCCGGTGCCTCTGAAATTGAAATCTGAACCTCTTCTCCCGGCAAAGACACCGGATCTATCAGATAAGATTCGTTGCTGATATTCGACGACTCGACGACGACGTTCGGAGAATAATCCGCCTGATCAGCCTCCCAATGCCGGTCTTCATTATCCCATACCAATGTCTCCGACTGCGTCCTGGCTATCACAACGATATTCGCAGACAGCTTATCTACAGGACGCATATTCGCAATTCGAAGAGATACGGATATCTCCGATCCGGATCCGATATGTATCGAATAGGGAAATTTCATCCAAACTGGCTGCTTGTAACCGTAATAAACGAATCGGGACCTCAAATATCCGACGTACATGACATGCGTCGTATCACGATCCACCGTCCACATCTTATCATCGTAAAATATTCGGCTGGAATCACCGCTTCGGCCATTATCAACCGAGACTATCACATTTCGATATGGCGCACACAATTGAAGTTCCGAGGATGCCCGGATATCACATTTCTCCTGCCACATGCGCACAGAGCGAGAGCGCGTTCCTCCTATAACCTGTTGCGGATAAAACAGAGGCGGTCGAAACGATCCGCTCAAAGAATCGATTCCCCTGCAATGAATGACGCCGTAGGCCTGAAAAATCTGGGCCATAAAAGGTTTCAGGATCAATTCAAGGACTTTTTTCCATGAAATATCGGTTTGGATATCGTAAATTCGAGTGCGATCCAGATAGATGTTTTCCATCGACCGCTCCAATCCACCAACTCCGTCAATCGACACCCAGTCAGAGACCGGCAGATCCAAAGACAGCATTTCAAGGCATTCATTCAGGATTGAACGCATGGAAGACATTCCATAATATCTCGACGCGCCGGCATTTAAATACGGCATACTGTCGAGAAGCGCGAATCCATCCGTCGCCGAAAGTGTCACCACATACGGGGGCCGGGCGAATGTCTCCTTGTAGCTGCTGGCCGAGAGAAACCCGCGCCACAGAAAGAGCTGTCGGTCCTCTCCGGATTCATCGGTCCGGTACTCGTAGATCGTGACGCGGAACTTCAACGGATCGACCGAGAAGAGCGACAGATACTCCATGTCGTCGACGCAGAGAATCTTCAACGTCAGCGAACTGCCTTTCACGGCCGTGTACTCCGGATCATCCGAATTTCCCCACTTCAACGTGAAGACATCCGAATAGGGACGTATCCGCAAGGCGGTCGCATCCGTAAGAGCCACAGCGTCGCGCTCCTCGATCTCGATCCGGTAGAGGAGGCGATCGCGCATCTTCGAGCGGTACTCGCAAAGGTATTTCAATCCATAGTCAGCCATCACGCAAGGGCATTCACATAGTTAATCTTCGCCTGCTCCCGGCTGATCGCGAGCACCAGGTCCGAGCCGCTCAACCGGAACGTGCCGCCCACAAACTCGATCGTCTGACGTCCGAGCCCGTACTGGCGGAGTTTCGACAGCGGGGCGATCACCTCGGGGTCGCTTCCGGCGCCGCGGTTATCGCCCACCAGGGCCATCGTCGGGCCGTAGGCCAGACCGCCCTCGGCAAGAGCTACCCCACCCTCGTTTCGCTTGTTGAACGAGTTGATCATGGCCTGCCCGGCCGCGATCGCCGCAATACCGACAGTAATAGCCGCCCACGGATTATTGAAAATAGCCGCAAGCGTTTCTTTAATAGCCAGCATCTCAAACCCGAGATCAATCAACTGCTGTCCCAACGCTTTGAGGAACTGCCCCATCACCTTCACGATGCCGCCAAGCAGGTCATTGAACGTTCCGTCTCCGGAAAAAATATCTCCGAGCCCTTCACCAATGGATGTCGCCACATTGGTGAAGAGGTTACGAATCGCCGGCATGGCATTCAACACCAATCCCTGCGCCTCGGCCACGAAGTTCGACAGGTTCGCAGCGAAATTCTGCCGGGCCTCCGTCCAGTCGCTCTCCGGAGGATTGATCGCATTCGGGTCGAACTTCAACGGGGTGATGCCCTTTCCGAACAGATTTCCCGTGTCGCCCGCAATGGATTCACTGTTTCCGATCGTCTGAAGCCGTTCCAACTCGTCACGCAATTCGGCAATCGAGAGGGCCAGATTGTGGATCTCCGAGGTAGATGCCGCCTTCGTCTTGGCCTCTTCCAGTTTGGAGATTTTGTCCGTCAACTCGCCGATCAATCCGGAGGCCTTGTTCGAATCGGCACTCGTCGTATTAATCGTTTTCAGCCACTCCTCCGCTTGAATCCGGGCCTGTTCCATGGCCTGGTTCGCTTCATCCTGCGCCCGAGCCTCATCTTCCAGCATCTGCTTCTTCTGCTCGATGGCCCTCACCAACAAGGACTCTTCTGCGTACAGGTCTTTCAACTGCGACCGATCGGGGGCGTCTTCGATGGAAAACATATTGAACGCTGCCCCACTTCCCCGAACAACAAGCCGCTTCCGCGTCGTTTCATCTACGATCTTCTGCTGCTTCGCCCGGTTGGCTTCAAGCCGACGTTCAAGACCTTCAAGAGAGTCGGAGTCCGCAAGGCTTTTTATCTGACCCTGCACATCCGAATACGCGAGATAGATGATTGACACCATCGCCGCAATAGCACCGAGAGGGCCGGCAAGCGAGGCCAGTCCGGCCTTGACTGCCGGCAACATCTTGATGATCGACCCCAAGCCGATCGACAGCGGCCCGAGTGAAGCGGCAAGGCCTCCGATGACAACGGTCACGGTCTTGGCCGTCGGAGGCAAGCCCTGCAACCACCCGGCAAAGTCTTTCAGTACGTTGGCCACAGCCTGAACCATCGGCATCAGGACTTTCCCGATCTCCTCCCCGACGTCGCCGATCGAGTTCTTCAACTGTTGCAGCGGGCCGAGACCCGTCTCGGCGGCCGATTCGGCGAATCCCTTGTAGTTTTCGAGGATAAACTTCACCGCCTCGCCGTTCTTCATCTGCTCGACGGTCAGTTCTTTCAGTTTCGGGATGCTCTCGCCCAGCTCGCCGGAGAGACCTCCGTAGGTCTTCGCCAGGTTCTTCACGGCGCTGTCGAGCGTCATGCCCGTCGCCGAGGAGAGCTGCGCCGCCGCCTCGATCGTGTCGTTGATCTGCTGTTCGGTCAGCCCGAGCGACGCCAGGAAGGCCTGCTGTCCGATGATCTCCTCGTCGCCGAACAGCGAGCGCGACTGCAACTCACCGGCCTGCCGGATCAGCCGCTGCTGGATGTCCTCGCGCCCGCGCAGGGCCGTGAGCAGCCGTTGCTCATTCTTGAGCTGGACGTCGGCCGCCTTCACACTGACAGCCGCGGTCGCTGTCAACGGAGCCGTCACGTAGAGCGACCAACTCTTTCCAAAGCTGGTGAGATCCTTTTGCAGGCTTTTCAACTGCTTCCGTACATCGTAGGACATTTTTTCAATCCCCAACGTATCGGCGGCAAGTTTAATCAGCAGCTCCGCTATTTTTTTTGCCATTGCTGCTCCAATTTTTGCACATCGCGCAGCGCCTCCTCACGCATCCGCGCCATTTCCCGTTTTGTGATTTTCCGCTCGCCCGTCGACGACCGCCGCCCGGACGACTTGTCCCACGGAAGAGGCAGCACCTCCTCCATTCCCCGGCCCTTCATGTCGCACATCGACGCCATGATGGCGAAGCTACCCCAGCGCTGGATGTTCATCGCCGTGCGGAAGTCGTACTCCCGCCGCCGCATGAACCCCTGTTCGGCCGCCTCGAACTCCGCAAGGGTCATCCATTCGAAGTCCGCGGGGGCGATGCCCAGCATCCCGACCGCTACGGCATAGAGTCGGGCGTAGGTGATTTCCGGGGCCTCCTCCGCTCGGGCACGGCCTGTTCTGCGGCGACCTCGGGGTTTGCGGGCCGGGCCGCCGTCGGAAAAACCGGACTGCCGTTGCCGAGCGACTGGCGGAACATCGTCAGCAGGACGGGCAGCAGCGCCGGATCCTCGTCGATCAGGTCGACCACATTGTCCGGCGTGTAGTGTTTCGGCTCGCCGCTCTTGCGGGCGCCGTCGGTCATGGCCTCGGCCGTGACGGTCGCGACGATCTCGATCAGCCGTCCGAACGGCATGTCGGGGACGATCGCCTCGCGGGCCAGCGTGTCGAGTTTGAGACCCAGCTGGTCAGCCGTGGACGCCAGCGCGCGGATCCCGAAGTTGACCGGATAGGTCCGGTCGTTGGTTGTGAATTGCTGCAGCATCTTGTTTCGTGTTTAACCGGCGGAGGAGATCCCTCCGCCGGAGTTGTCATATTCGGCCGGTTACTCCACCGGAGCCAGGCCGTAACCCTTGAACGAGGCCTTGTAGGTCGCCTTCTGCGCCACCGTCTCGCTGACCTCGAAGCTGTCGATCACACACTTGCAGGTGTAGGACTTTTCGGTCGTGCCCTCGATGGCCAGTTTGACCACCACGTCCACCGACTGCCCCTGCATCGCCTGGGCAATCATATCGGGCGTGTCGTGGGCATTGGGCGGATCGCCGGCGCTCTCCCGGACGCAGACCAGGCCGTCCACCGATGCCGTGAAGGCCACTTTCGTAAGTTCGTACTCCGGGCCCTTGGTGTCCTTGGTTTCCCACTCCTCGAACTCGGGCGTGATCGTGAATGTGTGCGTCTGCGCATGGTAGACGCTCTTGTCGGCGCACATCATCGTCAGGTTGCGCCCTTTGCCTGTCTTCATTGCCATATCAAAGAATATTGAAGGTTAATTCGTAACTGGAAAGGCGCTCGTCCGCATACATCACGAACTTGCGGCCCTGGTAATAGAAAGCATAGCCTTCGGAGAGTTTCCCGCCGACAGCTTCGACGATGCGGTCAGCCAGCATCCGGGCCTCGCGTTTGGTCTGCGCCACGACGGTCACGACGGTCGTATCCGTATCGCCCGCATTGCCGTCGTAGGTCTCGACGGACTGCGACTCCTCGGAGTAGGCCACGAACGGAGGCTGCACCTCCGCCGGAACGACATCCGGGTAGATCTTCTCCTTCGGCAGGACGGCCGACAGCAGTTGCACAAGAGTCTCGGTCGAGGTCATATCTTTCGGAAATTACGGTTGACAAATCGCTCGATGGCCGACGTCAGATCCGCCCCGAAGTCGTTGACCGAGGCATCGGCCGACTGGTTGAAGGCTTCGCGCAGGAAGGGTCGCGCCTTCATGCCGCGGGTCCTCGCAGCGTAGACCACCCCACCCTCGCGGCCCGGGAATTTGAGCGCCCGCAGCTTCTTGTTGCGGGGGCGGCGGTCCTTCGTGCCGTCGTGCACGAAGCGGGCGTAGAAGGCGTTGACCTTGCCGTTCTTCGTCACGCTGAAGACCGGACCCACGGCCATCGGGATGACCGTCGGGACGCGATCCTTGCGCAACGACACCACGCCGATCGAGCGGCTCAACTGCCCGGTGCGCTTCGGAGCCCGGGCCCGGGCCGTCGCAACCATCGGCTGGGCCGACTTGCGCAGCGCCTGCCGCACGAGCGTGCGCTGCATCTGGTCGGTCAACTGGTCGAAGATCCGGACCGCCTCCGAATAGCCGCTGATCTTAATATCCTGCGTCATAGTCCAGGTCGTTCAACGTGATGAGAATGTGCAGCTTCTTGCGGAATCCCTCCTCGTAGACGCTTTCGATCGGGCGGCGACGCCCGTCGATCTCGACGAGCATCCGCGCATCCACGGCCGGCGAACGTCCGTCGTCGCCCTTCACGTAAGGGATGGTCAGCACGGCCGACCCTTCGTGGACGATGCGCGAGGCGAAGAGGTTCTCGCGGCCGCCGCTCTCGGTCTTTGTGGCCCAGAACGAGCGCCACGGGGTCGGTTCGCCGACGATCTCGCCGCCGGCGTCCTGCGTCGTGGCGGGGCGCAGCAGCGTGATTCTAACCTTTCCGGCCGGCATAGGGCGTCATGCGATAAGGGTTCAACAAGCGTTCGACGGTCACGGGGAGCGCCGAGACCGAGCGTCCGATCACGGCATCGCCGTCCGCCTCGCAGAGCGTCCCGGCGCGGAGCGCCACCGCCGCCTCGATGTTCCCGGGGAGGATGATCCCCCCGACGTCTTCCGGTTCGCGGGTGAGCGTATCGCGGTAGTCGCTGTATCCGCAGACCGCCTCGACCCGCACCCGGGCCCGCTGGCGCCGGGTGGAGAGGGTCGGGAGCGAGAAGATCTCGATGGCGGTGGACTGCTCCGAGGCGAGGAGCTCGTAGGACGACGGATCGAGCGTCTGCTCGCGGTCGTCGGCGTCGAAGTACTTCACCGACCGGATACTCAACACGGGGGCCGTCGGCAGGTCGAGCAGCGGTTCGAAGCGGTCGAAGGCGAACGTCACGACGCTGCGCACCAGGATCCGGTTCGTGTACTGCTCGGCAATGTCGAAGGCCGCGTAGACGTTCCGCACGGCATTCTCGTAGAGATCGCCGTCTTCGGGGACGAGCCGCATCTGCCCGCCGACAATCCGCTCGATAACCTGCCGCGGATAGACCTTTTCCGTTCGGTTGAGTATCATGGCCGCAGAGGTTTAGGCACCGGCACCCATTTCGAGGTACTTCACCGGATGCGTTCCGGCGTCGACCAGGTTGCCGTCGGCGCGGACGTGGCCCATGAAGCCCACTTCGAGTTTGTCGGCATACTTCTCCTTGAAGATCGTCATGCGGATGCCCTGCACCATGCGGAGATGGTAGTACTTGAAGTCGCCGAACGCAATCGGCTTGGCGCTCGCAGCGATGTCGGGCATCGACTCGTTGATGATGACCCGGCGGCCGAGGATCCGCGAGATGACACCGGTCTGCGCGTCGGTGATGAAGATCGGGCGGCCGTTCTTGTCGACGATCTTCAGAATGGCGGCCAGCGTTGCCGAGTTCATCATGAACGCACCGCGCTCGGGGTTGCCGTAGGCATTGTCGACCGAAGCCTGGAGCGATACCAGATCGTCGTAGGTGACAGCCGTGTCCGATGCGGCAGTTGCGCCCTTGGTGGCAGCCGTGAGCAGCGCATTGATGTCGTTGGTTCCGGTACCGGTTCGGGTCGCCAGTTCCTGCAGACCGCGGCGCACGCACTCGGAGACCGCCTCGACGATCGTCGCCTCGACATCGACGTTCGTACCTTCGAGCAGCGCAATGTGGATCGGGAAGATCGGCGTCACGTAGTCGTAGGCGCTGATCGTCACGCCCTTGAACTGCACCTTGTCAGTCGTGTTCGCATCGCCCTCGTTCAACTTCTTCAACGCCTTGTCGGTGGTGTTGAGCGTGGACTTCGTGTAGGGGATCGCGTTCTGGGTAATCACCAGATCGACCGCCTCGAGGAAGGTGCCGGTCGACTTGAGGGCGTGCACGACCTGATCCGCCACGAGTTTCGGAATGATGATCTGATTCTCCGACGTGCCGGTGAACAGTTCGGCACGCAGTTCGGGCTTGACATCGCCCTTGGTGGCAGCACCGCGCACATAATCGATGAAGGCCGAGCGCAGCTCCTCCTGGTGCTGGGCGGCACGCTCTGCGGCCGTCTTGCCCGAATCGCCGCCGACACGGCGTGCCGAAGCTGCCGCGCGCGCCTCGTCCTCCTCGAGCAGCGCAATACGCTCGTCGAGGGCTTCGTACTCTCTTTTCAGGCCATCATACTGGGCCCGCTCCTCGGGGGTGAAGCCCTTGGCCTCACGCTCCTCGGCCACATCCAGCATCTGCGACATCCTGGCCGCCAGCGCTGCACGCTCTTCCTTGAGTTCTTTGATTGTCTTCTTCATGATGTGTATGGTGGTTAATGGTTTGCGATTTTCGCACACAGCGCAACGCGCTCACGAACGAGTTCCATGGCCTCTTCGGAGGCTTGCGCCGCCGCCCGACGCAGCTCCTCGACAGCCGTCCGTTCGTCAGCTGCCGCACGTTCGGCCACGGCCGAGGTGGTCGGATAGGCGCCATTGACGACGATCGACAGATCGTACAGTTTCGAGATCTTCGTCACCACGCGCTGGTCGTACGCCAGCCCGTTCGCCTCGCTGCGCCACGTCCAGACGTCCTCTTCGACCTTAAACTTGAAACTGCACTCGGAGATGTCGCCCCGGCGGACGAGTTCCAGCAGGTCGTTGCCGCGGGTCGTATTCGGAGCATCGAATGCGAAGTAGAGACCGTCGCTCTCGATGCGGATTTCAAGAGTCCCCTCGCCGTTGCGCGAGCGGGCCAGCACATCGGCACAGCCCGTGCCGTGGTCCGTGCACATGATGACGTCCGACATGTCGCACCCGTCGAAGGCGTGGGGGTCGATCTTCTCGATCCATTCGCCCCATATCGGGTTGCTCCACTCATTGAACGGCACGGCGCGGCCCTCGATCCGTCGGGAGGGCTGGCCGTCGGCGCGCTGCTCGACGTGCAGGTCGACGATCCGCATCGTGCGCATCACCGGCCGGTTGATTGCCTTGTCTTTATTTTTGTCCATTGTTCGATGAATTGTTCGATGAATCGACCTCCTGCATGTTCAGCGGACGGAAGAAGGTATCGCCGCCTTCGTAGGCATCGAGATCCTCCGCTGCGCGGATCTCGTTCGGCGACATTGCCCCGATGTTGTACATCTGGCGGTAGTAGTTCGTGCGCGATGCCGTGTCGGCCCGCAGCAGCCCCCGGGCGTCGATGTCGACGTAGAGCCGTCCCTTCTCCGATTCGAGGAACAGTTTGTCGTTCAGCTCCTCCTCGACCTTGGTGATCCACGGCGAGAGGGTCACGTTGTAGAACTCGAGGTTCTGCTGCTCGTTGTTCGAGTAGGTCGAGTGGCTCAAGTCGCCGACCATGTGGGGCGGTACGCCGAAGATGGTCGCAATCTCGTCGATCGACTGCAAACGGGTGGCGATGAACTGCGCATCCTCGGGCGGGATCGTGATCGACGAGTAGTCGAGGCCGCCTTCGAGCAACAGCGGTTTCCCGGCATTCCGGGCCCCGAAATAGTTGTCGGATAGTTGCTTGTAGAGCCGCTTCCACGCCTCCTCGCTCAACTCCGTCGGATTCTTGAAGACGCCGGTCGTGCGGCATCCGTTGCGATAGAACGAGCGGGCGAACTCCACGGAGTTGTTCGCCAGTTCGAGCAGACGGGCGTGGTGGCGGATCGGCGAGAGTCCCAGCAGGCCGTTGACCGAAAGCCCCTTGATGTGCACGACGTCGCGGCTCGGGATCCGGGCCGAGTTGCCGAGGATCGAGTAGAAGATGTCGTCGTCACCCTCCCACAGCGAGACATTCTCCGGCAGGACGAAGTCCAGGCGCGTCGGGTACTCATGGCGGTCGCGCGCGGTGATGAAGGCGAAGGCATTGCCCCGCAGCAGGGCCGAGACCATCAGCGCCTCGCGCAGCGAGACGCCGTTCATCTTCGGGCTCGGCTTGGTCAGCAGCCGCGTCACCGGGTGGTCGGTCCGCAGGATCCGGCGGCGGTCGTCGACACGCTCCTTGACATGGACCGGGAGGGTCGAGAAGCAGTCCGAGATCAGCCTCACGCACGACCAGACGGTCGAGATCTTCAGGGCGAGATCGTCGTCGACGTCCTCCATCTTCCCCATCGTATTGGTGAGGCCGCCCCGGCTGACAATCACCGGAAGACCCGCCCAGGAGGCGGCGCGTGCCACTATGTTGCGCAGGAATCCCATCGTTTGCGATTTTCTGTAACAAAATTCTGCAATGTGCCGCGGAAAAAAGGTTAACGGCGTTAACTTTCGAGGGTTAACGCCGTTAACTTTTTGCAGAATCGCCCCTGCACGCTATTTTGAGCGGGGTCGCCGACGGCGGCAGAATTGGCTGTACGCCGTTTTGAAACTTTGGAAATTAGCAAATCTCCGTTTCCCGACCACCTCGGCATACTGCCGTTCGGTAGCCTCGTAGGCCTGTTCGTTGGTTTCGTAGTAGGCCAGCATCTTCACGTAGCGCTCGTAGAAGCCCTGTGATCCGGAGATGAAGCGCCGGGTGGGCTCGTCCAGTTGGTAATTCGTCGTTGTCTGATCCATGATATCGTTCGTTAAAAGGTTCGCAATCCCCGTTCTTCGTAGATCGACCGGGCCGGCGGCGTGCGCTGGGCGCTCATCCATTCGCCGATGGCCTCGATCGCCGCCACCACGCCGTCGATCTTCTCCGGGCTGCGGTTCTTCACCGGTTTGAGGTTGTCGTTTGCGTCGCGGTAGACCACCACGTTCGAGACCATCCACCGCAGGACCGGATGGCCGTAATGTTCCAAATCCCCCGACCGGACGAGCCGCTCGAACTCTTTGGTCGGCGGCGAGATGTTCGAGATCGACTGCTGGAATCCGTCCATCGGCAGGCCGTCATTCAGCAGGTCGATGACCAGCTGCGAGGAGTTCCACCGGTCGTAGCCGATCTTGCGGATGTCGTACTGCCCGGCCAGCCGGGCGATGTCGCGGCGGATCACGGCGTAGTCGGTGACGTTGCCCGGCGTGACGCGCAGCAGCCCCTGCCGCACCCAGACGTCGATGTTCGCATTCTCGCGCTGCATCTCGCGCCGCGTGCGATACTTCTCCTCGGGGATCCAGAAGAAGGGAAGCAGCTGCGTGCGGTCGTTCTCATGGAAGGCCAGCACCAGCGACGAGAAGTCGTTCACCGACCCGAGGTCGAGACCCGCGTAGCACTCGCACCCCACCAGCGACTCGACGGGCGTCTCCGAGCGGCAGGCGCACCAGACGTCGTCGCCGATCCAGATGTCCGAGGCCTGCACCCAAAGGTTGAAGTTCTTCGTCAGGATGGCGCTCTCCTGCTCGGGCTTCGTCCTCATCGTGTGGTACTGCTCTTCGAGGAACTCGGGCTTGACCGAGGCCCCGAAGCAAGGGTTCGACTTCACCCACGTCGCGGGATCCGAGAGTTCCTCGCGCGAGTCCTGGGTGTAGATCATCGCCAGCAGCGCATCGTCCTCGAAGATCCCCTCGAGCATCTTGATCGCGCTCGACCGGTAGGTGAAGCATGGCCCCGCGAGGTTGAAACCGGCGGTCGTGATGATGCACAGCAGCGGCTGCCGGCGGGCGCCCATCGACGACTTCATGACGGCGTAGACCTCGTCGGTCTTGTGGGCGTGGAACTCGTCGACGATCGTGCAGGAGGCGTTCTTTCCGTCGAGCGTGTTGGCATCCGATGACAGCGGCTTGAAGACCGAACCGGTCGCCTCGTAGGAGATCGACCCGCCGGCCGAGCGGAAGACCTTCGCCCGCCGCGAGAGCGAACAGCGGCGGACCATCTCCTGCGCCGCCCCGAAGCACTCGCGGGCCTGGTCGCGCGTCGTGGCGCAGGAGTAGACCTCGGCCCCCGACTCGCCGTCGGCAAAGAGCATGTAGCAGCCGATGCCCGCCAGCAGGGTCGTCTTGCCGTTCTTGCGGGCCACTTCGAGGTAAGCCTCCCGGAAGCGTCGCGTGCCCGTCGCCGCGCGGCGGAACCCGAAGAGGTTCCACAGGAAGAACTGCTGCCAGGGCTCCAGCTCGATCGGACGGCCGGCCCACTCGCCCTTGATGTGCGGCAGGTGGCGGATGAAGTCGATCGGCCGGGCTGCGGCCCGTTCGTCAAAGTACCAGCCCCGCTCGACGGCCTCGGCCCGGTCACGGAAGTAACGCTCGACAGCCATACGGACATAGCGGCTCACCGGGATGCGCCCATCGCGCACATCCACGGCATACTGCTCGGCCGGATGCAACTGCTTCTTCATGACTGGCCCATGAACTGGTCAAACGGATCGGTGACTTTGGCCGCATCGGCGCGCTCCCTGGCATCGGCCGACTCGACCTGGCGGCGCGACACGGGCGAGAGTCCGAACTGCGCCCCGACCTTGTTCACCACGTCGAGCGAATCCTTGAAGAGCCGCGCTGCAGGGTGCATCGAGACCGACACACCGTTCTGGGTCTTCGTCTCGATGAAGTAGCCCGGCCCGGAGGCGATATCGGCGTAGGCGGTCTTCAGGTTGGCATAGGCTGCCGCGTAGGCCGCCAGCAGCGGGATGTCGAGTTTGGTGAGCACCTTCCAGGAGATCAGCATCCGGGCCGTGCGGTCGAAGATCTTCCGCGCGTCGTCGGCCAGCCAGGAGGGCGCCGTGGCTTTGGTGACGGGTTTGCAGACGCCCCGCGCCGGGGTCTCCGTCTCCGTTTTCGAGGTCCGGCACTTCCGAAGCGTGCCGCGCATCGCCTTGACCTCATCAGGCAGTGGTTTTCTTCCCATCGTGTGTTACTCAAATTATTTTCAGATTTTGGATGTGTGTCTTCGTGACTTGGGTGGCGGTTGGTTAGCGTCAACCCTCCCGTGATTTCGACCCCCTATCCCCCGCAGGTGGTCCGATCGCCTCCAGATCGTAATCCGGACGGGATTCCGACCCGTCGACATCTCCGAATCCGCCGGTCGCTGTTCCGCTCACGGTCAGCCACTTCGCGCGTTAACCCCGCGCTGTCTGAATGCCCGTAAAACCGTAAGAAGGGCCCGAATTTCGTATCATATAAGTCCCGGAAGTAATTATATATACACACCTCATCCGCTCGGCCTGCGGGACGATTCGATGGCCTTTTCGACCAGCTTTGCCGGCGTGTTGCGGATCAGCATCCGGGCGTGTACCTCCTCGGCGTAGATGCGCGTGGTGTTCGTGGTCGTGTGTCCGAGCATATCGCGCACGGTCTCGAGATCGACTCCCGACTCGACCATCAGGCAGGCGCACGTATGACGCAGCGAGTGAGCCGTGATGTTCGGCCGGCGGATCCCGATCGCGGCCAGCCGCTGGTGGACGATCTGGCTGATCGACGTCCGCCTCAACCGGTGGCTGTTCTTCGGATAGGCACTCGCAAAGAGCGCTTCGCCCGGCCGGATGTCGCGGATGGAGATGAAGTCCTCGAGCAGTTCGACGATCATGTCGGGCAGGGCCAGCGCCTCCACCTTCTCGTGGCGGCCCTTGCGCTGGATGTAGAGGACCGGCACGCCCTCCTCCGTGCGGTCGAAGTCGTCGACATTCACCCGCTCGACCTCGCACGTGCGCAGCGCCAGCAGCAACATCATCGCCAGCATCAGCCGGTCGCGCTTGCCCTTGAAGGTGGACGTATCCACCGAATCGAGCAGCCGCGCCGCCTCCTCGGAGGTGAGGCGTCCCTTGCGGTGGCCCCGGTAGCGGACCGACGAGCGGATCCCGGCGCCGATGTCGGAGTAGTAACCCCGCGCCGCGCAGTACTTGTAGAACATCCGCACGGCCGTGACGTAACCGTCGACCGTGAGGGCTGACCTCCCCTGCTGCTCGAGCGCCTGCTTCCAGGCGAGGATGTGGCGTCGGGCTGGGCATCGCGGATCGACACGCTGCGCCGCGAGCCAGCGGAACCAGAGCTGAACCTTCGTCCGGTAGCTGGTCCGCGTGATCTCCATGACATCGAGGTTCTGCATCCACTCGTCGATCACTTCGAGGATCGTGGCGCTGGTGTTCATCGGCGGGCGGTTCGTTTGTGAGCCTCGCGGCCCGACTTCCGGTTATGGCAGGCGTCGCACAGACTCTGCAGGTTGCGCAGGTCGAGGGCAGCACCGCCTTCATTGATCGGAACGATGTGGTCGACGACCGTGGCCTCCGTGACGAGTCCCCGGCGCCGACATTCCTCGCAGAGCGGGTCGGCATTCAGTTTGATCTGGCGCAGGCGGCGCCAGCGCGAGGACTGATAGAAGGCCGAGTTCGCATGAAGGCGGCGGCCCTGGGTTTCGCGCGGCGGCAGATAGGCCCGCCGGGATGGTTTCGGAATGGTTGGCATAGGCTATTTGTTTTTGAGCATTTCCGGATTGTCATGAATGTTGCCGACAATCTCAAAATCGACGTCTTCCAGATCACACGGACACCCCTCACTGATGTCCCACACATTGGAATCCTTGCGTTGGCGGAAAAATGCTCCAAAAGCAAGGTTCACCTCGTCCCAGTCAAACTCGGCAACGTAGTTCCACTGGCCATCCTCGTTAACAAACGGATAATCATCGACCGATATCAAGTCCCCCTCGAAGATCCGCGTCCCGTTCTTGTCCTTCACGCCCGTGAACTGGCCGACCGTCTCCGGATCGACTTCGTACTGATTGAATCCTTTCGGCGCAGGATCCGGGAATATAAACGAATGGCCGCCCATACGCAACAGATCGCCCTCGATCCACTTTCCTGTCTTGATCTCTTTTCCTCGAAACAATATCTCCCGTTTCATCTCAATGCTGTTTTAATGGTTCAACTTCGTCCAGGTCGATGACAAGAGCCCCGGAGAAGGGTTCGCCGTTGTCCCAGATCGTAAACCAGACACGCGGCAGATTCGACGTAATATCCCAGGCCCACGACGTGCCATCCTTACGGCACCACTCGACACGAATCAGCCGGGGATTGTCTTCGTTGTCGTACTCGTCCGAGATACGCATGACCGCATTCGCCCCGGCCCGTTGGATTGCATCGGAGTCGTCATCCGAGAACTGCTCTCCTTCGAGGATCAGAGCAAAGTCGCCTCCGCCCGCCGCATCCTCCTCGCCATGGATCGCGCCACGCATTTCGAGCGTGTCATCTGATTGGCAGAATAGCACCAGCAGGTTATTCTCCGCCGCAATCCGCTCCTGCTCCAGGGTCATCACCTCCACGGATTCGTTTCCATCGAGCAACACTGCCAGTTGCCCCTTCGTCATTGTTTTCATATCCGTTTTCCCAGTTTGATAATGAATGTTTCATGATTCGGTGCGCCCCACTCCGGACGCCCCTGTCCCATCGTGATCCTCCGGCATTCGAACATCATCCGGCGCCGGGTGTAGCCATACGAGAAACACACGGCATCGAAGTGTTTGAATATCGGCCCCACGGAGCAACCGCCGCACAACCTGCCGTCAAATCCTCGCACGTCACACCATCCGAAGGCTCCGTAGCACTCGATCAACCGCCGTCTCCAGTACGGGGACTCCTCCCGGTACTCTTCGGGCTTTTCGCCCCGCTCGATCATTTCATACCACTCCTTTTTGAGCGGCATGTAAAGTATTTTCATATTCCTCGATTTTTCGTTTCATTCGTTCCTCGGCGGCCTCAACTCCGGAGACCTTCCGAGCCAACTTCTCCCGGAACCTGGCGAGTTCTTCGTCAGTATTCTCGTCGAAGAAGAGATTGTTTGCCCGATTCAATGCCACATATTCCTCCATCTTTCGCCGGGCTTTGGTGACTTGAGCCTTGGCGGCGATCAGTCTCCGGAGGTCGTCGGTAAGCCGGACATCATTGCCCAACCTCCGATCGTAGTACGAACAGAACCGACTCACATTCGCCCGGGGGAATCGGCAAACCAACGCCGCCTCCCGCCACCTGATAACCCACCGCCGACGTTCGTAGACCTCGCGCGGGAGATCGTAGGAGAAGATCCGCTCGCTGGATCCGTCGCCTGCATCCTTCGTGAACTCAATGAACACCCAGTGCTGAACGCCCAGTTCCGCCTCGGCGCGGGCATAGTCGCGGGCCAGTTCATACAGGTCAGCGCAGTTTTCCTGTTTGCTCTTTGCCATGGCTTCGGTTTTTATGATGCAACAACACTTCCGATCAGAACAGCGCCAGCTGAACAAAGGTGAACCGGCGAATCTCGTCGTCGATCAGCCGGGTAACTCCTGTCAACGAGTGGCGGATCGTCGCATAGCTGCCACCCTCCGGCAGTCGGTCCCGGTAGCGATCCAGCAGACGGATCTCCTCCTCGGCCACCTCGCGGATCTCGCGAAGAGCGCCGCGGATGGCTTCGTTCTCCGACGGATAGCCCGCCTGCGCACAATCGACAAACCCGCACGGGTGGCTACGCCCCCGCGAAGTATCGAGCCGGACGGAGTAACCGGATTCCCATCGTCCGTTGTCGGACCGGGCCGTGTGGACCTCAAACCTTCCGTGGCGCGACTCGACGGCCACGGGACGGTTCGGATTCAGGCAGACATCGAAGAGGTTGAACCCGAATCCGTACGGACTTGAGTGCACAATCTCGCCGCCGGCATCCGGATGCGCCTTCAGATAGGCGCCCCACTCCTCAAAGGTGAACTCTCGCCCCAGGCAGCGACTCGTGTGGTGAATCTGCCGGCCCATCTTACTCGAGCCCGTTCGGGCGATGCGCGTAGTAGACCTCTGAGAACTCCCGCTCGATGAAGCCGTAGCAGGGAATCGTCACCCCGGAGATAACCGTCAGATCGAAATCGAGGGCGGCGGCCTTCTGGGCGTCGTCCAGATCCGGGTTGTTGCGGACATCATGAACGATCCAGTCGTGGATAGCCGTCGCCGCCGTATCCACATCCTTCGTCAGCAGGACGAACGTGTCGTTGCGGGTCGTGCCCGTGTCGCGATAGCGAAGGGCCACCTCGACCTTGTAGAACTCCGGAGCCTCGCCGTCCTGCTCCTCAGCCGACTCGTTCGGATCGACCTCTTTCTGCGGCTCCTTGATGAAGACGCAGTGGTCGAACATCTTCAGGCCGACAATGTGAAACGGTCCCGAGCAGTTCAGCTCGATCCAGTCTTTGGCCACGTCGAGGGCCATCCGTGCCGAATCGGCATAGAGCAGCAACTTGCGGCGCTTCTTGCCGATGAGGGCCGTCACGCTCCACGGGATCAGCCCATAGGCCGCACGCTCTTCGCCCAGCCGCAGCTGGTTCGTCACCTCGACACACGTGATATCGCCGGCCTGCAGGTGGAACTGGATGCGGGTCAGCAGGTCGTCGTCGATCTTCGTACCGGCGGCCGCGATCAGCTCGCTCCGGTCGACGGAGATAACCTCGCCGGTTTCGTCGTCGAAGAGTTCCTGCGACCACTTCCGCTTGAGCGGCGCAGCCACGTAGAGCCCGAGCATATCCTCCGGCAAATAGGCCAGTCCCCGAAGTTCGCTGTAACGGGTCTGTACCTCCTGATCCAGGGGTTCTGGTGTTGCGTTTGCATTCATGTTTTTCGATGTTTGGTTTGGTTTGCGGATCGCCGGGAGTCGAACCCTGGCAACGGCTGCAACAGGCCGTTGGCATCCTCCGCCGGCGCGGAGGCCCTGCCGATCCATTTGTCAATTCACCATCTGATTCAGCGCGCGGATCCGCCAGCGGACCCCCTGCGGCGTCTGGACCGTCTCGAAATCCTCCGCCCGGTAGAGGCCGCCGTTCGTCGGGAGCATCTGCACCATTTGCAGGTAGGTGTACAACCGGCCGCATTCGGCCTCGGCCTGACGGCGTGTCTGCAGTTCGTGATCCCGGGCGGCATAGGAGGTGAACGTGCAGAAGGCGCTGCGGTTCTTCCAGGCTCCCTTGTTGTCCATTGCCGCCACGATGCGCCGGATGTCCTCGACGTCGTACTTGCGGAACATCCACAGCAGCTGCTGCCGCGTGAAGGGCTCTGCCATCGTGGCGATCTTCGGGAAGCGCTCGCCGATCCACGCCTGCAACGCATCGGCCGCCTCGACCAGCTCCGCCGGAGCCTCGTCCGGTTTTCCCCCTACAACCCCCTTTTCAGAACCTACCGTGTGTGTGTATTCTTCTCTTCTTACTTTCTTACATTCTTCAGTTGTGGTCGCTGGCTGGTCGACGCCTGGTCGGCAGTTGGTCGCATCCTGGTCGTCCGTTGGTCCGACGGCTGGTCGCTCGACCGTTTCGGGCGACTGATATTTTTCGTAATTACAGATCGTTACGATCGTATAGGAGCTGGTCGCACGGCTGGTCAGAAAATCCGATTTTTCAAGTTTTGAAATCGCCGTCCGCACCTCCCGCTCGGAAAGTCCCGTTTCGCGGGCCAAAATCGACCGGCTCGTGACGAGCTGGCCCCGCTCGACGGTGATCCCCCGCCAGCGCTTCGTCTGGAAGTTCGCCATCAGCAGCAGGTGCAGCGCCATCCGCACGCAGTTCGTGTCGGAGTACCACTCCCAGTCCAGCAGGCCGCGGTGTATCTTGATCCACCCTTCCATGGCTATCTTACGACAAAGCAGGTGAAACCTTTCTGATGCCACATCCGGGCCACGGTCTTGTCATCCTCGACAACGAACAGCACCCGACGACGCTCCTCCTCGGTCGTCTCCCGGAAGAACTGGTCGAGCTTCTGGATGTGCTCGGGCCTCTCGTCGCTGTTCTCGCGCATGATGAGCGTATAGTCCCGAGGCTGCATCCCCAGATTCCGCAAGAGCCACTTCTGCGTCTTGTCGCGCACGCTCTCCCGCCGCGACGTGCAGAAGAACACCTCCATCCGTCGGGCATTGAACTGCACGAACGAACAGACGTCTCGTTTGGGCAGATCGTCGAAATTGTCCCGATAAAAGGCCTCCCAGTCTACCGGGAACTGTTCGAGCAACCGACGGCGCCGCAATCCCACTTCGGAGATTGTCCCGTCGATGTCGACGACCATGATTCGTTTCTCCTCTTCGCGTTTCATATTCCAGTCAATTAGCAATTACCATTCAGGGCGCACGAACCGGAAAGGGTTCGGCATACAATCGAGCCCGCGACGCTGTTCTTCGAGACGGGTCCGTTTCTCGACAAAACCCCGACGTTCGGCATATAGCTTCATCAGCTCGGGATCCTGCTTGATCCGTGCAAGTTTGAAGACCACGGCATTCCGCGTCCGACCGAGAGCCGTCGCGATCTCATCGCGCGTTTTACCGTTCGCAACCATTTCGAACAGGCGGAGCGTCTCATCGTCACTCCATCGGCTATGATATACTTCGGATGCGATCATGGCTGCAACGACGCTTTCAGCTGCTGCGGGGCATAGAAGCGATCCAGGAATTTCGTCACCTCCCGCGGATCATAGAGGAAGGTCCCGTCGCCCATGACGAGGTATTTGAGTCCGGATCGCCGCCACAAGGCGTGCGTCTTCTCGCTGGTGACGCCTGTCGCCCGCCCGAGTTCCTCGCTACCTTTGAGGTAGAGAACCGGGACCTCTCGATTCAATTTGACTTTCATATCGCTCTATTCTATGGTGTATTCAATCGTTTCGCGGCGGCCCCGGCGGGCGCGTCGCGCCGTTCGTTCAAACTCCCCGCCGCTGAACACATAGGTGCAGAACAGCCCCAGCAGACAGGCGGCACCGATGCGGCGCCCGATCTCGGCCCGATAATACCAGACAACCAATGCCTGAATCGTCCGATTGCCGTCCAGATCACCCTGCAACTTGTCGTACATGACCGACAGCGTATTGGCCACGGCCTGGTAGGTCACGTGCAGCGCTTCGGCAATGCGGGAGATATTCCCGCCGCGGGTCTCGATCACCGCCTGCATCACTCGGGTCTCGGCCGGCGAGAGGCTGTCTGCATCGCGTTTCATAGGCCCCAGGGTTGCGTTACCTGGTGACGGCGGAAGATCGTCTCGATGCCGCTCCGCTCGATCGGCGAATGCGGCGTGATCCCCCACTGCCGGTAGTAATAGGCCGAACGGCTCAAATTGCCGAGGACTTCACGGATCTCCATGCGCACCTCGGCAGCTTCGCGACGGTCGCGTGCAGCCACCTCGCGAATCCCCTTGGTGAAGGAGTTGTCGGGATTTCTCTTGTCAAAATCCATCTTCGTTTTTTGCTTTTGTCCAAAAAATTGTAAATCTTTACATTTTAAATTGTCCAATTCGCCGTACTTTTGTTGTACGATTGATTGGACAATGCAAATATAGAATAAAACTCTACAAAAATCAAAATTATATAGATATTTTTTCAATATATTTTATATGCGTATTATTGACAGATTCGACAAATACATGACTACCAAAGACTTGAATGACAATCAAGTCACGGTATCCTGCGGTCTATCTGTTGGACTATTGGGCAAAGCACGACGAGGAGACAGCGATCTCGGCAAAAAGGCCATTGATAAAATATTGAGTTTTTATCAAGACCTGAACCGAGTCTGGCTTCTAACAGGCGAAGGCGAGATGCTGAAAGAATCGACAGACGCAACAGTTCCGCACAACCGGATCCGCTACTGGGTCGATGTGGACGCAACGGCCGGAGGCATCACGCTGTTCGACGATCAGGTGACAACCAAATACATCGACCTCGACATCCCGGAGTTCCGCGACTGCACGGACGCCGTGAATCTCTACGGAGACTCGATGCTTCCTCTCTACAAGAGCGGACAGATCATCATCCTGAAGGAGTGGATGGAGTCATTCATCGACTACGGCAACGTCTATCTGGTCATCACAAAGAGAGGCAACCGCATGGTGAAATACCTTCGCAAAGGTTCGGATGCGCAGCACGTGCTGTGCGTCTCGGAAAACAAGGACTTTGACCCATTCGAGATCGAGAAGGAGGACATCCTGCGCCTCTACCTGGTCAAGGGCGGCATTTCAAAAAATACACTCTAAACATCACCTTATGAAGAAACTCCTCCTCCTTTTCACCTTGATCCTTGCGGTTTCCTGCTCGGAGAACAAATTCGAACAGATCGAATATTTCAAGAGTTCCGACAGATTCCGCGTGTTTGTCTATGTCGCCCCGACTGCGACCATCGAAGAGATCAAAGCACACGCCAGTTCGCAGATGTGGACGGAGCGCAAAATAACCGAGGTGCTGTACTACCGTTCTAATCCTTTCGGACCAAGAACAACCGGAAGCGTGACCATGGCAAAGTCCTTCCAGGAAGCATACCAAAAAGCGGTTGTAGAAGGTTGCATCCTCCGATGCCAGATCGACAACTTCGGGAACAAATATTTCAGCGAAACACCATATGAGGACAAGCTGAAAGCTATTGAAGAATCTAACAAATAAATCCACAAATATGGACTTCAAAGATCAAATCAAGCAGTTGAGCGACCGCGTTGTCAAGCTCAAAGAAAATATTCTGACCGAAGAGGCTACCAAAACAGCGTTCATCATGCCGATGATTCAGACACTCGGCTATGATGTATTCGACCCTACCGAAGTCGTTCCCGAGTTCACCTGCGACCTCGGAATCAAAAAAGGCGAAAAGATAGACTATGCCATCCACAAGGACGGACAGCCCATTATCCTGATTGAATGCAAGCACTGGAAAGAGGATCTGAATTCCCACAACGGCCAACTGTTCCGCTATTTCCATGTATCGAACGCACGTTTTGGCATCCTGACAAATGGAATCGTCTATCGGTTCTACACCGATTTGGTAGAGAAGAACAAGATGGACGAGAAGCCCTTCTTCGAATTCAATCTGGAAAAATACAGGGAATCACAGGTCGAAAAGTTGCGCGAATTCCACAAGAGTTATTTCGATGTCGACACGATTCTCAATACGGCCAGCGAGCTGAAATATACGAACGAGATCCGGAACGCCATCGTCCAGGAGGTGAACAACCCCAGCGATGAATTTGTGAAGTATTTCGCACGTCCGGTTTATCCGGGACGTTTCAACGATGTAACATTGGAACAGTTCCGCGCTATTGTCAAGCAGGCATTCGCACAGTATGCGAACGACTATATGAACGAGCGCCTGAAATCCGCAATTGGATCAGATGCGGTCGTGGAGAATCGGGCCGAAGCAAAGGCAGAATCTCCGGTTCAGAGTCCGCGCGCGGAAGAGGTTCAGACCGATGAGCCCGAAAACAAGATAACAACAACAGACGAAGAGCTGCAAGGTTTCTACATTGTTCGAGCTATTCTATACCCCGAGATCGATGACATAACTCGGGTCGTTCAACGAGACACGCAATCATATTTCGGCATTCTGCTTGACGACAACAACCGCAAACCGATCTGCCGTCTGCACTTCAACAGTTCGAACAAATACATTGAAACCTTCGATGCTGATAAGAAGGGGACCAAGCACCTGCTCGAATCACTGAACGACATCTACAAATATCGGGACGAGATAATATCAGCCTATAAAATGTACTAA